CTATTTTAATTGCAACACCGGATTTTTCAAGAGATTATTGATAAGGTCGGTGTAAATCATCTGATCGACCACTTCCGTTATGCTTGTGATTCTTTGCCCTGCATCTTTGGAAGACGCTCCACAATGATAGATTCGTTGTTGTTCGGTATTACAGTCGATAATGATGTACCTGTCATGAAACTCGCCACCGGATTTTTGGAATGTTATCTTTCTAAAAGGATATTCTTGGCAAAAATCCTGATATTCAAGACTGTGCAGTCCTTTGCCGATGTTATCACTGAATATAATGACCTCTACTGATGAAGGAACATCTTTTAACAAGACCAAAGTTTTCACTCCGATGTAGTTATCGACGATATAGATACTCTGTTTCGCTATTCTGTAAATGTCCTTATAAGCAAGATTGGCTTCGATCGGCTGTCCGTTCAAGAGTAAAAATCCGTATTTGAGTTGTGGATTACTGAGGTCAAGAATCAGGTCAGACAGTTCGGATTTATGCACAACATTCCCTAAATTGTCCACTAATCCTGCCACCTTATCTTCCACATTCATTAAATCCCGTCTTAAATCCTGCATTTCCACGACATTGCTTGTAATCTGCATCGAAAGCTGCAAAAACTCTCTTTTCCCAATCAAACCTTGATTTTCTACAATGTGGTCTTTCATTTGTTTGAAAGTACGAACTAAAGCTCTACTTTGCCTTACTGCAAGATCACCCTTTAATACAGTCATCAACATATAGATTCCTTGCTCTGTAAAGACATAAGGATTGTACTTAATATTACTCCCTCGTCCGGTGCCTCTGTTCAAGGTGAAATTTTTGCACCTTGAAAGTTCTTCAACTTCTTGAGTTGTTAGTTGAAACATAAAATCTTCGCCTTCAAATTTCTCAATATTATTCTTGACCTGCCTGTTGAAATTTTTCGTTTCATATCCATAGATTTCAGCTAATTCAAAGTCAAGCATAACCTTTTGTTCCCTAATAATATAAATCTTTTTTACAAGGGATTCATGATTTACAATCATCATTTCATCTTTTTTATCCATTTCTTTGTCCTCTTTATTCAAATTTCCAAACAATCTCCACCTTGTCCTTGTCATAAACATAGATTCTGTCTATCACTTCGTTGATCCAGTCTAAAACAAGTTCTCCTTCGGCTACTGCTTCTCTTAGTTTATCGACATTTAGATGATGTCTTGAAGCGGTATTTTCTTGTATCTTGTCCTCTATGATCAATATTTCCTGCTCGATGTTTTTTGCTCTTTGTGTCAGGGATTCCCGTTTTGAAAGGTATTCTTCTTTCTCTATGATACCTTGTTTATGCCTTTCATAACACTGCATTTTGGAAATTTGATTTTTTTGTTGTTCCGCTTCCAGCTTTTTCTTTCGCTCAAGCAGGCTCTCACAAATACTTTCCTTGACTCTATACTCAATCCTTCTCGTCTGTTCTTCCTCAAGAAAATGTTCGGTATGAAGCTGAATTTCTTTTGACACGATTTCTTCCAGTACCGAGGCTTGTATCTTTCCTTTCATGCAGCCGCAGTCTTTTGCCTTGTACCGATATGGACAATAATATCCGTCACTTTTTCCGGAGTAAATGGTATAACTCATCTTATGATAGCATTGCCCACAATAGACTTTATCCTGAAGAATATGAAAATGCTTCCGTTCTCGGCTGATATGTTTTGCATTGCTGCTTAATCGGTTTTGAACTTCCGCAAAATCCTCTTGGGATATGATGGCTTCGTGCATATTTTCCCGTATAATCCAGTCCTCGCTATCCGTCCATTGTCGATGATCCGAGCCGACTTCATACACTCTGGTCTTTCCGCCGACAATTGCTCCGGTATAAACTCGTTGGGTTAAGAGATAGCGAACAATCTGTCCTGTCCAAATTCCGCTTCCTCTTTTCAGTCCTATGTGCTTTCCGGGTGTTAAGACTTTTCTCTCATTCAAGTCTTTGGCAATCGCAAGCATACTTTCTCCGCTTAAATATCTTGCAAACACTTCTTTCACGATCGGTCTTACTGCTTCATCGACAATGAGCTGATGATGGTCATTTTCGTCTTTTACATATCCATAGGGTGCTTTTGAACCGAAGTAATAGCCTTTATCTTGTCTGATTTTAACGGAGGAACGAATTTTCTGTGAGATGTCCTTGGAATAGTAGTCATAGACAAGATTCTTAAAAGGAATTTCCAAACTGCTGATTCCGTTTTCGTTGTTCTTACTGTCATAATTGTCATTCACAGAAATAAACCGAACTTGCATAAAGGGAAAAATTTGCTCAATATAGGCTCCAGATTCGATATAATCTCTGGCAAAACGAGATAAGTCTTTTACAAGTATAGTCTTTACTTCATTTTTCTTGACCATAGCAATCATCTTTTGAAATGCGGGGCGATTAAAGTCCGTTCCCGTCTTTGCAATATCTTTATAGATTCCTGCTAAACTGAAATCCTCACTTTTTTGAATAAAGCTCTCGCAAAGAGCAATTTGATTTTCAATGGAATCACTCGGTTTTTCTTTTTTATCTCTTGAGATTCTTGCATAGATTGCCGTTTGAAAGCTGTTTATATTTTCTTTGCTAAGCATTTCTTCCGACTTCATCCTTCGATTTGCTGTTCTTGCCATCTATACCACCTCCCTGATTTCAGGAGTTTGAGAGGTATAGCTGCTCAACTTATCCAGAATCTCGATCGTTTCGTCATAATTAAACTGAATTTCTATTTTCTTGTCTTCCGAAACATAGATTTTATCAACAAGTCGAACAAGAAGTCCTCTTTCTAAAGTACCGATGTTTTGATACTTGTTGATATCTGTAAGGAAATTCTGATTGCCCACACTCTTTTTATAGAGCCTTGCAATTTCTTTGCTCTGCTTTTCTAAAACCAGCTCACTTTCTACGATACGATTCGTGTAAAACTCCCTCATATCATAGAATTATTCTTCCGCAATAATGCCTTCTTTCAAATCTTGGTAAAGAGAAGATTTTAAAAGCTCAAATTTTGCCTTGCTTTTCTTGGTGTATTCCTGTCTTTTATCTATTTTTTGAAACAGTTCATAGGATACTTCCATCTCTTTGATTTTCTCTGAAACACTTTCGTATTCCCCAAGATACTGAATATAATGCCGAATCATTTCAAGCACTGTCCTTTGCAATTCTTCCTGCTTTATAGAGTGCCTGCTACAATCTTGCCCCTTATTGTATGAGGAGCAAATATAATAGACGGTCGGTGTTTTCCCTCGTTTATCGACTTTCTTTGTCATCTGTGCGTTACAGTCTTTGCAAAAGAGAAGTCCGGAAAACAAATCCGCTTTTTCTCCGACAGTTTTCGCCTTGATATCGCATTTTAAAAGTTTTTGGACGATTTCAAAGTCATGGGGATCAATAATCGCCTCATGGTTATCTTCAATTTCAATCCAATCGCTTCTATCTTTGGAAACCACTTTATCCAGTTTATAATTGATCTTTTCTCGTTTTCCCTGTTGAAGTGTTCCAATATAGATCTCATTGGTTAAAATGCGATTGACCGCAGGCGTATCCCACTTGGCAACCGCCTTTGTGCTGAAGCCTGTCTTATACCGTATTCCCTTTGCCTTTTTATGCTCCATCGGTGAGGGGATTCCATTATCGTTTAAGTGTTTGGCAATCGAATAGGAGCTGTATCCTTCCAGTTTCATGGAGAAGATTTTTCGCACCACATATTCCGCTTCTTTATCAATTACTATTTTGTGCTTATCTTCCTTATCTTTTTCATAGCCGTAAGGAGCATAGTTTGATATAAACTGTCCTTGTTTTCTCTTTACTTTACAAACACTTCTGACCTTTGCGGAGGTATCTCTGCAATAGTTGTCGTTGATGAAATTCTTGAAAGGAATCACCAAATTCTTTTCCGTTTCACTGGCTGTGAAGCTGTCATAATTGTCATTTAAGGCAATAAACCGAATATCAAGAGAGGGGAACACCCTTTGCAAATATCTCCCGCTATCAATATAATCTCTGCCGAAACGGGATAAATCTTTTACCACAATACAGTTGATACTGCCTGTGATTACATCCTCCATCATTTCTTTAAATGCCGGTCGCTCAAAAGCTGATGTTAGATAACGATACTTCTAAAACACAAGTAAATCCAACATTTTTATAACAGCAGACAAGCTGGTATTGTACAAAAAACTGAATATATCACATCCCAAGCGGTGATCTTTCGCTTCTGTCAAAGGAAGCATAAGGACACCGCTTTTTTCATGTCCATGTTACGAAGTTGAAGCATATACAGGCTTGAAATACAAGGCTTTTTGAGGGCGGTTTTGACAAAGTAAGGGCAATATACCTTTTCTTTCAAAATCGCCCTTTAACTGCGTAACAAATAAAAAACGAAAGGAGCAGAAATCATGGCAGTTTTCAGAGTAGAGAAAAACAGGGGCTATACCGTCATGAGCAATCACCACCTGCGAAACAAGGAACTGACACTAAAAGCGAAAGGCTTACTTTCTCAAATGCTGTCGCTTCCGGAAAACTGGGACTATACCCTTGCAGGACTATCCCATATCAACAAAGAAAGCATCGATGCTATTCGTACAGCAGTTTTAGAACTTGAAAAAGCGGGATATATCACGAGAACGCAAGGCAGAGATGAAAAAGGAAAAATGACAGCCATTACCTACACCATTTATGAGCAGCCGATTAGTCCAGTATTAGACCAGCCGGTATTGGAAAATCCAACATCGGATAAGCCGATATTGGAAAAACCGAAAGCGGATAATCCGACATCGGAAAATCCAATGCAATTAAATAAAGATATACAAAATACGGATCTATCAAAAAAAGAAGAAAAAAATAAAGATGGATTAAATACCGATTCCATTCCTATCCTTTCCCCTGTCCCCTCTCCTTTGCGTGAGCAGGAGCCTTTACCGGAAAAGAAAGGAACGGATGAGAAAGACGCATACAAAATCTATGAGGAAATTATCAAGGACAATATCGAGTATGAACACCTCATAAACGCAAAACGACTTGACCGTGATCGAATTGATGAAATCCTTGACCTCATTCTTGAAACCGTATGCAGCAAAAGAAAGAAAATCTTAATTGCAGGTGATGAATACCCGGCGGAGCTTGTAAAGGCAAAATTCATGAAACTTAACAGCAGCCATATTGAATTTGTCCTTGACTGTATGCAGGAAAATACCACAAAGGTAAGAAACATCAAGCAGTATCTAAAAGCGGTGCTTTTCAATGCTCCGTCCACAATCGGAAACTATTACACCGCACTTGTCAATCACGATATGTACGGAGGAAATGACTTCTAAAGGAGAAAATTTATGAAACAGGGAACCCTTATTTTTGACGAATACCGTGACCGCTACGACATCCGTTTTGACCTAAAAGACTATTTAGGAGGTCTTTATCCCGGAGATCAGCTTGAAGTCTTTGCCTATGGAAAATGGAAAAAAACCGAGATGGACATAAACAAAAGCGATGAATGGTATTTGAAAGGAATCCGCGGAGAGTTAAACGGGCTTCGCGTAAGAATAAAGGAGTGAGAAAACTTTGCTTATAGGAAAGGAGGATGACATTTGCAGGATGAAATGAACGAAAAAGTGATCGCCCTATATATCAAGGGTGGAAAAATCACGGCAAAGCTGTTACAAAAGGCGATAAAGCTTTTCCTTGCGGAGATGAAAAAGCAAGAAGCAAGGCGGCAGCTTCCCCACGGAAAGCAAAGCCTAAAACAACTTATGAAGCAGAACGCCGGCGTTTCCAACATTGAAATCACAGATGAGAATATCAAAGCCTTTGAAGCGACGGCAAAGAAATACGGAATCGACTTTGCACTGAAAAAAGACAGCAGCACTTCGCCGCCCCGGCACCTTGTATTTTTTAAGGGTCGGGATGCGGATGTTCTAAAGGCGGCATTTACCGAGTTTTCACAAAAGAAATTGTCAAGGGAAAAGCTGCCCTCTATAAGAAAAGTGCTTTCCGCCTTTAAGGAGCAGGCGAAGGCAATCAACAAAGGACGAGATATCGTAAAACATAAGGACAGGGGGATTGAGAGATGACGGAAGAAACAAAGAAACAAATTTTACTGCATCTGCCTTATCTGTTCTTTGTCTATCTCTTTGACAAGATAGCACAAGGCTTTCGTCTATCATACGGAATAGATATGGGAATAAAGCTTCTCCATTTTCCTGAAGGACTTACAGAAGCCTTTTCTTCTCCCCTTATCAGCTTTCACTTATCCGATCTTTTTATCGGAGTTATAGCGGCTGCACTCATTCGTTTTGCTGTCTATGTGAAAGGAAAAAATGCAAAAAAATACAGGAAAGGTACAGAGTACGGATCAGCCCGTTTTGGAAATAAAAAAGACATAAAACCATATATTGATCCGGTATTTAGGAACAACATTCCTCTTACCAAAACGGAGTGCATTACCATGAATAGCCGTCCGAAAAATCCCAAATACGCAAGAAACAAAAACATTCTTGTGGTCGGAGGCTCCGGTAGCGGAAAGACGAGATTTTTTGTAAAGCCGTCATTGATGCAGATGCACAGCTCCTATGTGGTTACCGACCCCAAAGGCGAGCTGCTTCTCTCCTGCGGGAAGCTCCTGCAGCGAGGTGGATATAAGATAAAGGTACTTAATACCATCAATTTCAAAAAATCCATGCGGTACAATCCCTTTGCATATCTTCGCAGTGAAAAGGACATTTTGAAGCTGGTAAACACAATCATCATGAACACCAAAGGCGACGGTGAAAAAGCCGCTGAGGACTTCTGGACGAAATCAGAACGCCTTTTCTACTCTGCCCTGATCGGATATATCTTCTATGAAGCGCCGGAGGAAGAAAAGAATTTCACCACGCTTCTTGAAATGATAAACGCATCGGAAGCAAGGGAGGACGATCCGGAGTTTCAAAGCCCTGTTGACCTTATGTTTCAGAGATTGGAGGAAAAAGACCCGGAGCATTTTGCGGTAAGGCAGTATAAGAAGTTTCTTCTTTCTGCCGGAAAAACAAGATCCTCAATATTAATTTCCTGCGGCGCCCGTCTTGCCCCCTTTGACATCCGAGAGCTTAGGGAGCTTCTTGAAAAGGACGAAATGGAGCTTGATACCATAGGGGATCGAAAAACAGCCCTCTTTGTTATCATAAGCGATACCGATGATACTTTTAACTTTGTTGTAAGTATTCTTTACACTCAGCTTTTTAATCTTCTCTGCGATAAGGCGGACGATGTGTACGGCGGAAGGCTGCCTGTTCATGTACGCTGCCTACTTGATGAATTTGCGAATATCGGGCAGATTCCAAAGTTTGAAAAACTGATTGCCACCATTAGAAGCCGTGAAATATCGGCTTCTATTATTTTGCAGTCCCAGTCCCAGCTTAAAGCAATCTATAAGGAAAATGCGGACACCATCACAGGAAATTGCGACAGCTTCCTCTTTCTTGGAGGAAAGGAAAAAACAACACTAAAGGACGTATCTGAAATACTCGGTAAGGAAACCATCGACAGCTTTAACACCTCTGAAACAAGAGGTCGGGAATTATCTCACGGGCTGAACTACCAAAAGCTCGGTAAAGAGCTTATGACACAGGATGAGATTGCGGTAATGGACGGAGGAAAATGCATCCTGCAAATAAGAGGCGTAAGACCGTTCTTTTCGGATAAGTACGATATTACAGCTCACCCAAATTACAAATATCTTTCCGACTATGACAAGAAAAACTCTTTTGATGCGGAAAGATATATAAAACGCCGCCCCGCTATCGTAAGGCAAAATGAAGTCTTTGACTACTATGAAATCGATGCGGAAAAATTAACGGAAGAATAAAAGAAGGAGGAAAAAGCTTGATATATAAGACAGCAGTATATAGAGCGCGGGCACCTGATGCCTGAATGCTTATCCGCCGAATCCGGCGGTTTTTTTATGAGGGAAACAGCAAAAATTATGTTTAGCCGAGGTATCGGCAGAAAGGATGAATCTATGGGATTTTTTAATTCAGCAGTCGGAGTATTACAGACACTTGTTATCGCACTTGGCGCAGGCCTTGGAATCTGGGGCATTGTAAACCTTTTGGAAGGATATGGGAACGATAACCGTGCGACACGTTCATAGGTGAAAAGCTTATGCACTAAGTCAAAGGACATAAAGTTCAAAACTTAGGAGAACTGACAATCTGATAGGTAGAATGATGGGGTAACGCCCTGAAATGCCTACACTGATACTCCGATTGGCAATGAATATTAGACTATTTCATTGTCAAAAGCTCGGTGAAGTCGGCAGAGAGTAGCCGTAAGACTGATATTTCATATCAGACACGAAAGCTGTTCAGAGGTGGACGGTGCTACCTATATGTCGGGTGTCGAATACGCATGGTGAGAATGTGTATACCAAAGCACTGACGTACTTCCGAATGTACAAGTCTAAACGTTTGAATTTGCCTAACGGCAATTCCCATCAAAGATGGGGTGTTTGTGGATGAGTAAGAATGGTTGTTATGAAAATCCATATATCGTTACAGGCGATATGGCGAAAGCTAAACACAGGCTTAGAGGAAGACCCTAAACGTATTCAAAGATAAGATTGTCGGAACGTGGTAAGCCAGGAACATGGAAGCAGTCTAATGCTAATGAAGTGTTGAATGGGAAAATGACTGTAAAAACGGCATATAACCGTTCTTTATTTTGGTGAAAGCGGTGGCACAGTACCTATGAAGCGAAAATAATAAGTTCGTGGAGGGATAGCCACCAGTCACAGGAAAGTACAAGAACTGAAATTAAGACAAACACAGCTTCGAGTATGACAAAGAAAATCAAATCCGAAAGGAGATGGTGACTGTGTCCACTTCGAAACAAACACTGAAACAAAGCAAAATCCGTTATACGGAATACTATGACTTGCAAAAAGTCCTTGATGATTTATATGAAGATAGTAGTAAGAATAAAATATTTTCAAATTTAATGGAGTTGATAACTTCAAGAGAAAATATAAAACTTGCCTATCGCAGTATCAAAGGGAACAAAGGCAGTCATACAGCCGGAGTAGATGGCAGAACAATAAAACATCTATCAAGGCTAAATGAAGAAGAATACATTTCTCTCATACAAAAACAGTTTCATTGGTATAAATCACGCCCTGTAAAGAGAGTGGAGATACTAAAGCCTAATGGGAAAATAAGACCTTTAGGAATACCGACTATTGTAGACAGAATTGTACAACAATGTATCTTGCAAATATTGGAGCCGATATGTGAAGCCAAGTTTCATGACAGCTCCTATGGGTTTCGACCTAACAGGAGTACGGAACATGCAATCGCAGAATGTGCAAGACTAATGCAGATACAGCACTTACATTATGTGGTTGATATTGATATACAAGGATTTTTCGATAATGTATATCATGCAAAGCTCATAAGGCAGCTTTGGAATTTGGGAATCCAAGACAAAAAGTTACTTTGTATCATTAAGGAAATGCTGAAAGCAGATATTGTTATGCCCGATAAAGAGGTAATTACACCAACAAGGGGAACACCACAAGGCGGAATATTATCACCGCTACTATCTAATGTAGTCTTGAACGAATTAGATTGGTGGGTGTCCTCCCAGTGGCTGACAATGCCCACTCATTATCCATATAAACAGAGAACGAACAGTCAAGGAACAGAGATAAAAAGCCATACCTACAGAGCTTTAAGAACAAGCAACCTGAAAGAAATATACATTGTAAGGTATGCCGATGATTTCAAGATATTTTGCCGTAATTACTACGATGCAAAAAGAACCTATCAGGCAGTTACAAAATGGTTGCAAGACAGATTAAAACTAAATGTAAGTGAAGAAAAATCTAAAATAACAAATCTAAAACAAAGGTACTCGGAGTTCTTAGGCTTCAAGCTTAAGGTTAAACCAAAAGGCAAAAAGTTTGTTGTACAGTCGCATATAAGTGATAAGGCACTGAAAAAGGCAAAAGAAAATATTTCTAAATGTGTTGCGGATATAAAAAGACCTGCAAATGAAAAGGAGCAGTACAAAGCAATAGCTAAGTATAATGCCACTGTTTCAGGCTTGCATAATTATTACCAAATAGCAACAAACGTGAGTTTGGACTTTACTAAAATAGCCTTTCACATTAAAAAGCAGATGAACAACAGACTTGATATTAAAACCAGTGGAACACTAAACAAAGGATTTGTCAAAGAAAAATATGGAAAAAGTAAACAGCTTCGCTTCCTTAATGGATATCCGTTAATTCCGGTGGGATATATAAGGACAAAGGACGCAAAACACAAGAAAAAGGTTGTAAATAAATACACTGTAAAGGGCAGAGCTTTCATTCATAAAAATCTACAAATTGATGTAGATACACTTGTCTGGCTGATGAAACACCCTGTGCTTGATAAAAGTATAGAGTTTGCAGACAACAGAATCTCGCTCTTTGCAGCTCAATATGGCAGATGTGGAGTAACAGGTGTAAAACTTATACCAAACGATATACATTGCCATCACAAGATACCGCTTGAACAAGGCGGTACAGACAGTTACAGCAACTTAATTCTTGTTACGGAAGCAGTTCATATACTCATCCATGCAACAAAAGAAGATACAATCCAAAAATATATAAAAGAGCTTGGGTTAACAGTCAAGCAGATTGAGAAATGTAATAAGCTTAGAAAAATGGCAGAATTGCCACTAATTTAGAGAAAAAATAATTTGTTACGAAGTGTGTAAGTCTTAGTTAAAACGTGAAAATCTTTCTTGTGATGGAACGCCGTGTGCGGTGAAAGTCGCATGCACGGTGTGAAGTGGGGGAAAATCCGGAGATAAAATCAAAGGATTACCTATCACTATCGGGCGCTAAATCACAGGGAATCAAGCAGCTTATGGCAGGAGGAGGCGTTGCCCTTATCGGTACAACCCTTGTTCCGCTTCTTCGCGGACTGTTCGGATAAGGAGGTAAAAGGTGCAGAGCATACTTGATGCAATCAATGAATGGATCAAGGAAATTTTAATTGGATCCATTCAGGGAAATCTTGAAGCTCTGTTCGGAGATGTCAACGAAAAGGTAGGAACCATAGCGGCAGAGGTAGGCAAGACCCCGCAGGGCTGGAACGGCAGCGTATTTTCCATGATAAAAACCTTGTCGGAAAATGTGATCGTCCCCATTGCGGGGCTTGTCATTACCTATGTTCTTTGCTACGAGCTGATCAGCATGATTATTGATAAAAATAATCTGCACGAGTTGGACACCTTTATGTTTTTTAAGTGGTTTTTCAAGGCGTGGGTAGCGGTATTTATCGTTACCCATACCTTTGATATTACCATGGCGGTATTCGATGTGGCGCAGCACGTTGTATCGGGCGCATCCGGCGTTATCAGCTCGGACACAAGCATTGATGTGGCATCCTCTCTTACCGCACTACAAGGAAAGCTGAAGGACATGGAAATACCGGAGCTTTTACGGCTTTCCATAGAAACCGGACTTGTGAGCATTTCTATGAAAATCATGTCCGTTTTTATTACCGTTGTCATCTACGGCAGAATGATAGAGATCTATTTAGTCTGCTCCGTCGCCCCGATTCCATTTGCCACTATGACAAATAAAGAATGGGGACAGATCGGAAACAACTATCTGAAAAGCTTATTCGCACTCGGTTTTCAGGGCTTTTTAATCATGGTATGCGTCGGAATATATGCTGTCTTGGTAAAGGCTATGACCGTATCGGACAACCTGCATACCGCGATATTTTCTCTTGCGGCATATACCGTGCTGCTTTGCTTTATGCTCTTAAAATCAAGTGCTATTTCAAAATCAATTTTCGGGGCACATTAGCCCTAATGTAAAGGAGGGATCAGAACAATCAGTAAAAAATATAATATTATCTATGCCGATCCGCCGTGGAAGTACGAACGAAGCAAGGTACAAGGTGCGGCGGAAAATCACTACAAAACCATGAGCATAGAAAAGCTTTGTGCACTTCCTGTTTCTGAAATCGCGGAAAAGGACTGCGCACTTTTTTTATGGGCGACTTTCCCGCAGCTGAAAGAAGCCCTGCAGCTAATCAAAGCATGGGGCTTTCAGTATAAGACGGTTGCTTTCGTATGGCTAAAAACAAATAAAAAAGCGAAAACATGGTTTTACGGGCTTGGCTTTTGGACAAGAGGAAATGCGGAAATCTGCCTTCTTGCAACAAAAGGTCATCCCAAAAGGCAGGCGAAAAATGTTCATCAGCTTATCGTAAGCCCCATTGAAGCACACAGCAAAAAGCCGGAGAAAGCAAGGGAAAACATAGTTGCCCTTATGGGAGATCTTCCTAAAATAGAGCTTTTTGCAAGAAAAGAAAGTCCCGGCTGGGATGTATGGGGAAACGAAGTAAAAAGCAGTATTACGCTTTAACGGAAAGGAGGTTTTTATGGCATATGTACCCGTACCAAAGGACTTAACAAAGGTCAAAACAAAGGTTGCCTTTAATCTTACAAAAAGGCAGATCATTTGCTTTACGGCAGCCTTAATCGCAGGGCTGCCTGTTTTCTTTCTCCTAAAGGGAAGCACAGGAACAAGCCTTGCGACATTTTTCATGATTTTAGTGATGCTTCCCTTTTTTCTCTTTGCCATGTACGAAAAGCACGGACAGCCCCTTGAGGTCGTCCTAAAGCATATCGTGCAGACAAAGTTTATCAGAAAGAAAGAGCGTCCCTACAGGACGAGAAATTATTATGCCCTGCTCATAAGGCAGCGAGAACTTGAAAAGGAGGTATTTCATATTGTTAAAGGACAAAACAAAGGAAAAAAACAGCGTCAAAAATAAAAGAAAGCTGACAAGAAGTGAGAAAAAGCAGATTGCGGAGCTTATCCGAAAAGCAAAGCCGGATAAAAAGGCTTCTTCCTCGCAGGAGAGCATCCCCTATCTTTCCATGCACCCGGACGGGATATGCAGAGTAACAGAAAACAGATACAGCAAGTGCATTTATTTTTCCGACATCAATTATCAGCTTGCAGGTGCGGATGAAAAAACCGCTATCTTTGAAAACTGGTGCGACTTTCTAAACTACTTTGATTCCTCTGTGGATGTGCAGCTTTCCTTTATCAATCAGGGAAGCCGCGGAGAAGCAAAGGCCGCAATCGAAATTCCAATGCGTGAGGATGGTTTTCAGTCCATAAGAAGCGAGTATCAGACAATGCTTTCTAATCAGCTTTCCAAAGGAAACAACGGTCTTGTAAAGCTGAAATTCGTAACATTCAGCGTGGAAGCGGAAAATATGAATGCGGCAAAGGCAAGGCTTAACCGCATTGAAACGGATATGTTAAACAATTTTAAGGTGCTTGGTGTAAGTGCCCATTCCATGAACGGCTATGAAAGGCTGAAAACCATGCACGGCATCTTTCACCCGGAGGGAGAGCCTTTTTTCTTCTCTTGGGACTATCTTGTTCCGTCGGGATTATCGACAAAGGATTTTATCGCACCGTCCTCTTTTTACTTCGGAGAAGGAAGAACCTTTCGCATGGGTAGTAAGCTTGGCGCGGTGAGCTTTCTTGAAATCTTGGCGCCGGAATTAAACGACCGCATTTTATCCGACCTTTTGGATTTGGAAACGGGAATGATCGTAAACCTGCATATCAAAAGCATCGATCAGGCGGAGGCAATTAAGACGATTAAAAGAAAAATCACCGACCTTGACAAGATGAAAATTGACGAGCAGAAAAAAGCCGTCAGAAGCGGCTATGACATGGATATTATCCCGTCCGACCTTGCCACCTACGGAGGCGAAGCGAAAAATCTGTTGCAGGATTTACAGAGCAGAAACGAAAGAATGTTTCTTGTTACCTTTTTAGTGGTGAATATGGCGAATAGTAAAAGAAAGCTGGATAACGATGTGTTCGCCGCCGCAGGAATCGCACAGAAATATAACTGTGCCTTAACCCGTCTTGACTTTCAGCAGGAGGAAGGCCTGATGTCAAGTATTCCGCTTGGAAGAAATGAAATTGAAATCCAAAGAGGGCTTACTACCTCAAGCACCGCTGTATTCATTCCCTTTATCACGCAGGAGCTTTTTCAGGGCGGAGAAGCCCTCTATTATGGGCTTAACGCTCTTTCAAACAACATGATTTTATGCGACAGAAAGCAGCTTAAAAACCCCAACGGCCTGATACTCGGAACGCCCGGTTCCGGTAAATCCTTTGCGGCAAAGCGTGAAATTACAAACGCCTTTTTAATTACGGACGATGACATCTATATATCCGATCCCGAAGCCGAGTATGCCCCTTTGGTAAACAGCCTTTTAGGACAGGTCATCCGCATTTCTCCAACAAGTAAAGAATATATCAACCCGATGGATATAAACTTAAATTACAGCGAGGATGATAACCCCCTTGCCCTAAAATCGGACTTTATCCTTTCCCTTTGTGAGCTTGTAGTCGGAGGAAAGGAAGGACTTGCACCTGTGGAAAAAACGGTCATCGACCGTGCAGTAAGAACGGTTTACAGGGAGTTTCTTGCAGAACCCGTGCCTGAAAGGATGCCTATTTTAGGGGATCTTTATGAGGAGCTTTTAAGACAGCCGGAGCCGGAAGCTGCAAGAGTTGCGGCAGCCCTTGAGCTTTATGTAACAGGCTCTCTTAATGTGTTTAATCACAGAACCAATGTAGAGCTTAATAATCGCCTTGTCTGCTTTGATATAAAGAGCCTTGGAAAGCAGCTAAAAAAGCTTGGAATGTTAATCGTGCAGGATCAGATTTGGAACCGCGTAACCATAAACAGAGCAAAAAAGAAAGCAACCCGCTACTACATGGACGAATTTCATCTTCTGCTCCGTGAGGAACAGACCGCAGCATACAGCGTTGAAATCTGGAAGCGTTTCAGGAAGTGGTCGGGTATTCCCACAGGGATTACTCAAAATGTAAAGGATCTTTTATCCAGCAGAGAAGTGGAAAATATCTTTGAAAACAGCGACTTTGTCTTGATGCTTAATCAGGCGGTAAGCGACAGAAATATCCTTGCAAAGCAGCTTAATATTTCTCCACAGCAGATGAAATATGTAACCCATACGGAATCCGGCGAAGGACTTCTCTTTTACGGAAATGTGATCCTGCCATTTGTAGATCACTTCCCGAAATATACAAAGCTCTACAAGGTCATGACGACAAAGCCGGAGGAAGTGAGCAGCGAATGAAGAAACTGACGCATTTCAGCCTGTTTACCGGAATCGGAGGAATCGACTTTGCGGCGGAGGCCGCAGGCTTTTCTACTGTTTGTAAATGCGAATGGGCGGACTTTCCGACTGCCGTATTAAAAAAGCATTGGCCGGATGTTCCGCGTTTTCAGGATATTACCACAGTTACAAAGGAGGCATTTATTGAAAAAACAGGACAAGACAGCATTACCCTCATATCCGGAGGCTTCCCGTGTCAGCCCTTTTCCGCCATCGGAGCAAAGAAGGGCTTTACAGACCCCCGTTATCTCTGGCCGCAGATGTGCAGAGTTATTAGAGAACTTAAGCCCCGTTTCGTGCTTGGCGAAAATGTTGCTAACTTCATCAATATGGGGCTCAACAAAACGATCCTTGACTTGGAGAAAGCGGGATATGCCGTTTGGACATTCGTACTTCCTGCTTGCAGCGTCGGCGCGTGGCATGAACGCAAGCGAACTTTTATCGTGGGGGCAGATGTTTCCTACGCCCCTTGCTTCCGACACGGGAACGCGCCCAAAGGTGCCGCAGGTAGTCCTATCTCCTGCGGGCTCCTTTCGCAGAAAGAAGAAAACGGGGCACTGGTCGGCGAATCTTTCGGAGGCAATCTATTATCTGGAAAAGGATGCCGATCCCAATCTTCGCTTCAATCCGGAGTGGGCAGAGTGGCTGATGGGATTCCCGCGAGCATGGACGGAAATTTCCTCTGGATAACGGAGCCTACGGATATTCCGAGGCTTACAGAGGATAAAAAAGACAGGGTAAAACGCTTAAAGGCACTGGGCAATGCCGTCGTTCCCGCGCAGGTTTACCCGATACTTAAATACATTGCGGATATTGAGCTTGGACGCTGCAAAAGCGCTTGCGTCTTTTCAGGAAAGGAAGGTGATGCACTTTGAAAGAACCGCTAAAGCCCCGTGATAAGTTCAGGCAGAAAATGAGCCGGGACGGACTTTTAAGAGAAAATATGACAACCGGAGAAACGGAAAATATATCAAAAAGGATTCAGGAAAATCCCGAAAATGATATTCCCCAAAATCCTATATCGGATAAGGAAATGCCGAAAAGAAAATCCTCAAGGCTTACCTTTACCGAGGAAGAAAGAAATATCCCGGAGCTTCAAAGGTATATCAAAAAATCCGATCAGGCGGCGGACCGTCTGGATAAGGCAAGGGATAAAATACCAAAGAAAAAGAGTCTTTCCTTTGAGCGGGAGTTTGATGAAAAAACAGGCAAAGGAAAAACGAGGCTTCACTTTGAAGAAAAGGAAAAGCCCATAGTCTCCGGTAAGTCTGCAAATCCTCTTTCTCCTACCCTTAATAAAGCAGGCGCTTTTGTGCATAAGAAAATCCATGAAACGGAGCATGACAATGCAGGCGTTGAAGCAGCCCACAAAACCGAAAAAGCCGCAGAAATACTTGGAAGATTCAGCGTAAGAAAGGCAAGAGAAAATTACAGAAATCAGAGGCTAAAGCCCTACCGCAAGGCAAGGAAAGCGGAGAAAGCCGCAGAGAAAGCAAATGCAAAATACTTTTACAAAAAAACCATGTATGAAAATCCGAATCTTTCATCTGCAAATCCCTTTAGCCGTATGTGGCAGAAAAGGAAGCTAAAAAGAAAGTATGCGGCGGAGCTTCGTAAAAAAGGTAAGAGTGCGGCAAAGGCGGCAAAAACATCCGCAGAAAAGATAAAACAGGCAGGCTCTTTTATCATACGCCACAGACGAGGGCTTGCCCTTATCATTTCCCTGCTTTTAATCTTCATTCTGATCTTTACCGGCTTATCGTCCTGCTCCTCTCTTTTATCGGGAGGCTTAAACGGGATTTTAGGTACAAGCTATACATCCGAGGACAGCGATCTTGTGGCGGTAGAAAATGCCTATGCTGCTATGGAAAATGAGCTGCAGGGAAAAATCGACAAGGTGGAAAAGAATCATCCCGGCTATGACGAGTACAAATATGAGCTTGACAGTATCGGACATAATCCCCATGAGCTTGCTTCTATTCTTACGGCAAAACACCAAAGCTATACCCTTTCCAAAGTGCAGGCTGACTTACAGAAAATTTTCACAGAGCAGTATTCTTTTACTCTTAAGGAAGAAATTGAGGTGCGCTACAAAACGGAAACCCATACCGATCCGGACACCGGAGAAACCACAGAGGAAGAAGTCCCATACAACTATTACATTCTTCATGTAAAGCTGAAAACGATGCCGCTTTCCGATATTGCAAAGGAAATACTGAATGAAGAGCAGCTTAAAATGTACCGTGTCTACCTTGAAACCAGCGGAAACAAACCCCTTGTCTTTGGCGGAGGTTCCCCTGACGGCAGTGCTTCGGAGGATTTAAGCGGCGTTCATTTTGTAAACGGCACCCGCCCCGGAAATCCGGAGCTTGTAAATCTTGCAAAAAAGCAGGTCGGAAATGTAGGCGGTTATCCTTATTGGAGCTGGTACGGCTTTAACGGACGTGTGGAATGGTGCGCCTGCTTTGTATCGTGGTGCTATCACAAGGCTGGAAAAAGCGAGCCGCGTTTTGCAGGCTGTCAGTCGCAGGGCGTTCCGTGGTTTACCTCTCATGGTCAATGGGGAAACCGAGGCTACAAAAACATTGCACCGGGCGACGCCATTTTCTTTGACTGGGACGGTGACGGCGGTGCGGATCATGTGGGAATTGTCATTGGAACGGACGGAAGCCGTGTTTATACCGTTGAAGGAAATTCAGGCGATGCCTGCAAGATTAAAAGCTATGACCTAAATTCCGGCTATATTAAAGGCTATGGCCTGATGAACTGGGATTAACAAAAAATGAAAGGAGAAAACATTTATGGCAAACAGAAAAATCTTGAAAATCGAAAACGAGATCAAAAAGACCCGTGAGAAAATCACGGAATATCAGAACAAGCTGAAAGGACTTGAGATGCAGAAAACAGAGGCGGAAAACCTTGAAATCGTGCAAATGGTAAGGTCGCTTCACATGACCCCTGCAGAGCTTGAAGAATTTTTAGCCAAAGGCGTGATTCCTGCTGATATGTCTGCAGATGAAAATGAGTATATGGAGGATATAGAAAATGAAGAATAAAATTTTGATGAGAATAACGACAGCTCTCTTTGCCGCCCTGATCCTTATGGGCGGCTTTTCTATTCCCGCTTATGCAAACGGCGGCGGTGAAGCTACCAATGACAGCAATGTAAAAACAGAGGAAAAGAAAGAAGAAAAAACGCCCCTTACTCCTGACGGCAACATGAGTCTTGTGGATAATGTCAAGGGATATGCCGCAAAGGATAAGGAATTTATCATTGTAAAAAGCAAGGGAGGAAATTACTTCTATATTGTAATCGACCATGCGGCGCAGGGAGAAAACACGGTTCATTTCTTAAATCAGGTGGATGAAAAGGATCTGCTCTCTATCATTGACGAAAAAAGCAGCCTGACCGCAAAGCCGGAGCTTCCAAAAGAGGAGGAAAAGAAAGAGCCGGAGACGGAAAAACCAAAGGAAGAAGAAAAATCGGAGAAAAAGAATCCTGCCGGCATGATCGCTTTATCCCTTATTCTCATTCTTGGACTTACAGGCGGAGCCTTCTATTATTTTAAGTTCCTAAAACCGAAGCAGGATATAAAGGGAACGACCGACCTTGACGAGTTCGACTTTGAGGACTATGAGGACGATTTTATAGAGGATGATAACGAGGACGGCGAGGAAACTTTAGAAGAAGCAGAGCCGGATGAAACACTATGACATGGTTTACAGACAGTATCTATGAACGACTGATGACGGAAAAACCGAAATGCGGGCGGCCTGAAAAAGAGCCGCCCGTTTCCTTTTCCTTAAAATGCGAACTGCCCTTACAGGGGAAAGTCCCCATGCATAGGTTACTGTATCAGGAAAATAAAAGAAAAAAGCGAACCGGAGCTTTAGAAAGGATTAGATATGAAACTTATTATATGTGAAAAACCGAGTGTCGGAATAGCGATTGCGTCCGCACTTGGAATCGAAACGAAAAAAGACGGATATATGGAAAGCGAGGACTTTCTTGTGTCTTGGTGCATCGGACACCTTGCAGAGCTTTCCGCGCCGTCCTGTTATGGAAAGTGCTATGAAAAGTGGAGCCTTGAAGCCTTACCCATCCTGCCTGAAACATGGCAGCTTACCGTATCAAAGGATAAGGAAAAGCAATTTTCTATTCTAAAGGCACTTCTTTTTAGAAAGGATGTTACCGAGGTTATAAACAGTTGCGATGCCGGACGCGAGGGAGAACTCATTTTCCGTTTTGTTATGGAAAAAACAGGTTGCAAGAAGCCTGTAAAAAGGCTGTGGATTTCCTCAATGGAAGAAAGCGCAATCCGAAAAGGCTTTGAAAACCTGAAAGACGGAGCGGACTATGACAGCCTTTATCAGTCCGCCCTGTGCAGAGCAAAAGCGGACTGGATTGTCGGAATCAATGCAACCCGCCTCTTTTCCCTTTTATATAACCATACCTTGAATGTAGGACGGGTGCAGAGCCCGACCTTAAAAATACTTGCGGATCGAAGCGATGCGATTACCAATTTCAAGAAAGAAAAGTATTACCATGTGCACCTTGTTTTAGACGGTACGGAAGCTGTAAGCGATAGATTTTCAAGTAAGGAAGCGGCAGAAAAAATAGCAACATCCTGCAAAGGAAAAACGGCAGTCTGCACTTCTATTACCTCTGAAAAAAAAGAAGCGCTGCCGCCGAAGCTCTTTGATCTTACCGCACTTCAAAAGGAAGCAAACCGCATTTTCGGGTACACCGCAAAGCAGACCCTTGACCTTGCGCAGAGCCTTTATGAAAAGAAGCTTTTAACCTATCCGAGAACGGACAGCAATTACCTGACGGACGATATGAAAGAAACGGCGGATAAGGTTATTCTCATGCTTCTTTCAAAGCTTTCCTTTATGCAAAGCATAGAATTTACACCGGAGATTACAAGGCTTCTTAACAGCAAAAAGGTATCGGATCACCATGCCGTGATTCCTACAATGGAGCTTGAAAAAACGGATTTTTCCCTGCTTCCCGAAAGTGAGAGAAACATTCTCTTTCTTGCAGGTGCAAGGCTTCTTATGGCTTCCGCATCCTCTCATGTCTATGAAACGGTTACGGCTACATTTAGCTGCGAGGATCATACCTTTACAGCAAAGGGAAAAACGGTGCTTTCTTCCGGCTGGAAAGAAATAGAAAGATTCTTTCTTATGAGCGTAAAAGAAAAGCAGGAAAAAGAAAACGAAAAAGAGCTTCCGGCATTTTGTGAGGGAGAACGCTTTGACAGCTTCCCGATAAAAGTTACGGAGCATGATACGCTTCCGCCGAAGGCATACACGGAAAGCACGCTTCTATCTTCTATGGAGCGTGCAGGAAACAAGGAAACAACAGAGGATGCAGAGCGCAAAGGCTTAGGTACTCCTGCAACCCGTGCAGGCGTAATTGAAAAAATCATTAAGGCAGGCTTTGTTACAAGAAAAGGAAAACAGCTTATCCCGACCAAAGACGGAATGAATCTTATCTCCGTACTTCCCGAAGCCCTGACCTCTCCGCTTCTTACAGCCGAATGGGAAAATGAGCTTTCAAGGATTGCAAAGGGAGAAACGGAGGCGGACAGCTTTATGGAAAAGATAGAAGCCTTGACAAAAGAGCTTGTAGAAAAAGCAGACGCCGAAAAAGTAAAAGCAGAACTTTTCAAGCAGGAAAAAACGGTAATCGGCTTATGCCCGCGCTGTAAAAGTCCCGTTTATGAGGGAAAGAAAAATTACTATTGCAGTAACAGGGATTGCCTCTTCTCCATGTGGAAAAACGACCGCTTCTTTGAGGGCAGGAAAATCACCTTTACTCAAAAGATAGCTTCTGCACTTTTGAAAGATAAAAAGGCAAAGATTAAAAACATCTACTCTCACAAGACAGGAAAAACCTATGACGGAAATGTCGTTCTTTATGATACCGGAGATAAGTATGTGAACTATCGTATTAAGATAGAGAGGAAGAAAAAAGAAGAACAGCAAGCATAGGAAAGGGGTACCCTTTCCGTAAAAAATCTCCGTTTTCCGCAGATGCGGCGGCGGAGATTTTTGCTTTCCGGGATAGTCCCGGGCCCTTAAAAAAACGAAAGGAGAAAAACTATGCCATATATGGAAAAAACGGAAATAACGGAAGAAACAAAAGAAGTTCAACCCATTGTCCTGACCTCTGAAAATCAAAAGGACAGGCTAAAGGAAATCACGGATCGTTTGGAGCAAGGGATTTTAGAAGTTTTTGAAAGCGAAAGGTACAAGGAGTATCTTCGCGTCATATCAAAGTTTCATCATTACAGCTTTAATAATACCATGCTGATTGCTCTGCAAAAGCCCGACGCTTCTCTGATTGCAGGCTTTAGTGCATGGAAAAACAGCCACGGAAGAACGGTCAAAAAAGGAGAAAAAGGAATCCGCATTATCGCTCCTGCACCCTTTAAGGTAAAGCAGGAAATGGAAAAGCTTGATCCGAAAACCAATATGCCTGTTATGGGAGCGGACGGAAAGGCAGTTACCGAAGAAAGGGAAATCACCATCCCGGCCTACAAGGTGGTATCTGTCTTTGATGTATCGCAGACGGAAGGAAAAGAGATTCCCTCTATCGGAGTAAATGAGCTGACCGGCGATGTGTCGCAGTATGAGGACTTCTTTACGGCACTGAAAAAGGCATCCCCTGTTCCGATTGCCCTTGAGCATATCGAGGGAAGCGCCCACGGTTACTATCACCTTGCAGAAAAAAGAATTGCCATTGACGATAACATGAGCGAGCTGCAAACATTAAAGACCGCCATTCACGAAATCGCCCATGCAAAGCTTTATGATATTGACTTAAACGCGCCGAAAGAAAAACAGGAAAATCGCCTCGATCAGCGTACCCGCGAGGTTGAGGCGGAAAGTATCGCATATACGGTATGCCGGCACTACGGGCTTGATACCTCCGACTATTCTTTCGGATATGTTGCAGGCTGGAGCAGCGGAAAGGAACTGTCAGAACTCAAAGGCTCTCTTGAAACCATCCGCCTTGCCGCATCGGAACTTATCGACAGCATAGACGAGCATTTTAAGGAACTTCAAAGGACAAAAGAAAATGAGCTTACGGAAAAGGAAGCAGAGCCTTCCCTGCAGGAAGAAAAACAGGAAGAAGCTTCACAGGAAAGGGATGCAGGCACACAAGTAAGGTATTATCCCATCAATGAGGCTTCGGCAAAGAGGGCAAAGGAAATGAACAGCTTTGCGGGCTACACGCCGGGAAGTGCAACCCTTGAATATAAAAGCCTTGTGGATCAGGCGGCGGAAATTGCTGAAAATCAGAAAAAGAGAGTTGATCCGTCCTTTCATAACAAAATCGACGCCCTGCTTGATACCTACTCAAAAAAGCTTGCAGCAAATATGAATAACGGATTTGCCATCGATGCCCGCGTTCCCTCTGTCTTGATTGCGGGAGGTTCCAATTTCCCCACACGGAAAAAGGAAAAGCAAAACGCCGCCCGTGATAAAAACTATGGAGAATGGAAAGAAATTCAAGGACTTCTTGAAAAAATCAGAAGCACCGGAATGGGCGGAATCAGTGCAGACGATCCGGACGCTGTAAAAAAACTGAATGCAAAGCTTGAAAAACTGACAAAGGCACAGGAAACCATGAAAGCGGTCAACGCCTACTACCGAAAGCATAAAAGCCTTGAGGGCTGCCCGGAGCTTGACAGCGAAGCAATCGAAAAGCTAAAGGCAAGAATGGAAATCAGAGGCGTTCATGATAAGCCCTATCCGTCATGGACACTTTCCAACAACAATTCGGAAATCAGAAGAATTAAAGACCGTATTCAAAGCCTTTCCGTAAATAAGGAAGAGCTTTATACCGGCTGGGAGTTTGCGGGAGGCAGAGCCGAAATCAATGTAAAGGATAACCGCCTGCAGCTTTTCTTTGACGATAAGCCGGACGGCAAAATCAGAGATGAGTTAAAGGCAAACGGCTTTCGCTGGTCGCCGAAGGCTTCAGCATGGCAAAGGCAGCTTAATTCCAATGCAATTTATGCGGCGGATGCTGTCAGCAGCATAAAGCCCCTTACGGGAGAACGGGTAATAGAGCTTCAAAGAAATTTCAGAAAGAAAGACAGCATTAAAGCTGCCCCGGAATATATCTACAAGGTGCTGGAAGATCCTGCTGAAAAAGACAGCATGAAAAACTTTCGCCTTGAAGCCTATATCGTAAAGGAAAACGGAAAGGCACAGTCCGAGCTTTTATATGGCGGAACAAAGGAGCAATGCAAGAAGCTTTTAGATGAGGTGCAGTCCGGCAAGCTCACAAACGGACAGATAAAAGAGCTTTATGCAAAGGCTGAAAATTCCGAGCCTGAAAAAGACACCTTTCGGATTTATCAGCTAAAGCGTGGAGAAAAAACAAGAGAGCTTCAATTTGAATCCTACGACCGCTTAAAAGAATCGGGACAGGTACTTAATACGGATAACTATGTCAAGGTATATGAGGCGGAGCTTACAAATGGACTTTCCCTTGAAGATATTTACACCCGTTTTAATATCGATCATCCAAAGGATTTTTACGGACATAGCCTTTCCGTTTCCGATGTGGTCGTGCTTCATAAGGACGGAAAGGACAGCGCCCACTATGTTGACCGTTTCGGTTACAAGGATGCACCGGAATTTCTGAAACCGCAAAATTACTTAAAGCATGTGGAGGATATAGTAGAGCAAAACGACAATAATTTTGACGGGATTATCAACAATACTCCGAATGCGCCTACCGTAAGTGAGCTTGAACAAAAGATAAAGGCGGGAGAAGCCATTTCCCTTACCGAGCTTGCAAAGGCGGTTAAAGCGGAAAATCGCAGCACCGGAGAGCCCCAGAAAAAGCCGTCTATCAGGGAGCAGCTAAAGGAAGCAAAGAAACAGTCTGAACAGAAAAAACATAACACGAAAATAAAAAATCATGAATTGGAGGTATAGCATGAATCCTTTTACAGTTGAAGAAATGAATTTGTTAAGCATTTACAGAGGCGAAACCAAGGAGGAAGTAACGGAGAAGATTGCATTTGCACTTTCCTTTATGGATCCTGATATGCGGGAGCTTGCAAAGCGCACGGTCAAAAAGGTAAACAGCCTGTCCGATCAGGAATTTGCCGCGCTTTCCATTGATCCTGCCGATGAAATATGA